GACAAGGAGCGTAGGATACGAGGACTTATCCCCAGGTACAACACAGGCACAGTATTCCACCAGAACACACATACAATACTAGAGGAAGAGTTACTAAGGTTCCCTAAGGGTGAGCACGATGACGTAGCAGACGCCTTAGCCTACCAACTAGAGTTGAATTATCCATATACTAAAGGTGAACCAGCAAAGAGAGTAGACATAGTGAACAAAGATCCTTACTTCGGGAAAAAAGTGGTGCGCAAGACAGGCTACTTGGATTTATAGCCAGCAATCAGGATGGGTTGGTTAAAGAGCGCAGCTAACATAGTAGGACGTAAAGACCCCATTAAGTCTGACGACAAAGGGTCTAGTTTGATTGGTAAACTCGACAGCCTGTACTCTGAAGCCAAGACAGCACAGAAGGATAGGAATATATACTACGACAGCAACGATAAACTATACACAGGCAACCACTGGGACGAGGCAGAGAACAGACCAGACTATAAGTCACGAGTCATTATCAACATGGTGTTCATGGCGGTAGAGACTATCACCCCTATCATGACAGACCGTGAACCTATCATGATCGTTGAACCTAAGAAGGAAGCACCAGACCCAGAGAAGGCAGACTTACTAGCAGATCAGTCAGAGCATATGCTTCACTATCACTGGGATAGACTTGACATGCAGGTTGTAACCCCAGCCATAGTGAGACACATGCTACTGAACCGAGACGCAATACTGCACTGGTACTGGGACACCTACACCAATGACGTAGGAGTAGAGTTACTTGATCCTAAGAACGTGTACACAGACCCATCAGCTACCAAACCAGACGACGTGGACTATGTTATCAAGGCAGTACCACGCTCTATCAGGCAGGTTAAGCAGACCTACCCTAAGCTAAAGACTGCTGACCTAGAGGACTTAGCAGGTGCATCGGGTGTTGATGATACAGACGGAGACGAAGAGAAGAATAGCCAAGTCCTAGTCAAAGAGTTCTGGGGTTGGGTACAGAACGGTGAAGACTATGAGATCAAGAAGATAACCTGGATCGGTAACAAGATAGTAGCTAACGAGAGCAATCCTAACTTTAAAAAGGGAGACGAAGAGAAGTATAATCATTTCGATAAGGAAGCATTGCCCTTTATATTCATACCGTCATACCAGCATGGTGATGATCTGTACTCCAAGACCAGTGCTATAGAGCAGGCTAAGGAGTTACAGTACAACATCAACCAACGTAAGGCACAGATCACAGACAACGCTAATGATATTAATAACCCGCAACGTATAGTAGCCGCAGACTCAGGTATAGACCTAGACTTATGGGACAGCGCACCTGGCACAATCATAGAGGGAGGACCAGACATAAGCAGTAAGAAGGTAAGGATACTAAGCGCAGCAGGTCTACCTAACTTCGTAAGGGAAGACTTAGAGGACAGTATGAGAGCCTTCGATAACATATTCGGAACACATGATATATCCCGTGGTGTACAGGTAGGTACTAAGTCAGCTACAGAGAGCCAGTTACTGAAGGAAGCAGACCAAGGCCGCATTGCCCTACTGATAAGGAACTTCAACTACGGTATAGCCCAACTAGGTAACGCATGGCTACACCTAATGAAGATGAACTACACCGAGACCCACTATGGCAGATACATGAATGAAGATAACGAACGGAAATATATTCAGATGACCCGTGACAAGATACCTGATAGTGTAGAAGTATCAGTCAAGGTAGGTAGTAATCTCCCTATTGATAGACTAGCTAGAAGGGCAGAGGCGCAAGAGTTGTGGGCTTCACATGCCACCACACCTAACCGATTAGCTAAGGAACTAGACATGCCCAAATCTGATAACCTAGAGGATGATATAGTAGAGTGGGAGAAGAAGAAGATGGAAGCTATGCAACCACCTATGCCAGAAGGACCACCTGAGATGCCACCAGGCGCACCAGGATCACCTGAGGGAGGCGTAGAGGGTGAAGGTGTACCAATCACTGATATGCCAGCAAGTCTGATAGAGGGAGAGCTAGAAGAGGAATTAGAAATAGACAAACCATTACCAATTTAAAATAAACTAATGCCAAAGTACGAAGAAGCAATGGGTGAGGAAGACTACCAAGAAGACATGGGTGCAGAGAAAGAAGAACCCAAAGAAGAAATGGACTACGAACAGAAGGACTTAACCCTATGGGCTAAGGATGTACCTGAGCTAGAAGGTATGGCTGAAGGTGATTCAGTATCTGTAAGTGTAGAGGGTACAATCAAGTCAACTGGTGAGTCAGTAGTCATCAGTGTGGACAGTGCCTCAGTAGAAGGTGGAACAGAAGAAGAACCAGAGGAAGAGGACGAAGTACAGAAACTTGTTGACGACTCCGAAGACAAAGGTGACAAGCCGTTTGCCTAGTACCTACTAATTGAATTAAAAGTGGTGAGCCCTTGAGGTTTCTATCAAGGGGGTGTTGGGTTACATTTGTTCCAACATCTAGGTTTATCACCACTCCTAGAACCCCCTTAATAGAGGCCTTAAACGGTCTCTTTTTTATTAAGAATAACTATGTGCGGACTCGAAAGAATAACCAAGCATAGACTCTAACTGAAACAACATGACTGAAGAAACAACGGGACAAGAAACAGAAGCAGTTGAAACTGACTTAGCGGAATCCACAGAGGATCAACCAGTAGAGTCAGAAGACAACCAAGCTGAAGAATCACCCCAGACAGCGGACACCCCTGAACTCGGCGAGCAATTAACAGCCGAACAAATCAAGGAACTCCGAGACGGTTCAATGAGACAAGATGATTACACTCGCAAGATGCAAGAGATGGGCACATTGCGTGACGAGCTTACTTCTTTAAAGGATGAGAAGGTAGAGACTGACAAATACAAGGGCTACACTGACGAGCAACGACAGGCCAGAGACATGGTCACAGAGATTGCTCGTGAAGAAGCCGAACGTATGGTCAAACCTCTAACTGAGAGGCAGCAAGACGTAGAGTTACGTCGAGAGATGGAAGACTTCAAATTTCGATACGAACTCGATGACGCTACCATGCGTGCTACAGCTAAGTTTGCAGACGAACAGAACTTACCGTTCGGTGTTGCTTACAAGGCTATGAACTTTGATTCAATCAAAGACGGTGCACGCAAAGAAGGTGAAGCCAAAGCTACGCAGAACATTACTAAGCGTAAGGCAGCCTTCACTGAAAGCAGTACAAGTAATCAAAAGGTTTCGGATGAGCCAGTAAAGGGCAAGCTTGGTTGGGATGTGCGAGCCGAGCGGGCTAAACAAAGGCTTAAAGAATTATAAACTAAAGAAATGGCATCATCACTAACTTACAGTGAAATCCAGTCCATAACGAGGAAAGAATTTATTCCAGAAGTAGTTGATAACATTCTGGATTCTGACGCAGTCTTTCAACGTGCTGCTGGTAAGACGAAGAAAATGAGCGGAGAACGAATCATGGTTCCCGTTAAGTATGATGTTAACTCTGCTACCACTGCCTATTCAGGTATGGATACATTGTCCACTAACCATGTAGACACTGTTTCTGCTGCTGAGTTTAATATCAAACAGAATCAAATCACAGTTGTACTTAGCAACTTCGACCGAGCTAAGAACAAAGGCAAAAACGCTGTGATTGATTACGTCCAACAGAAGACCGAAGAAGCTACTACCGATCTTAAAAAATCTCTCATCGAGCAGTTTTATTCAGACGGTACTGGCACTGACAGTAAAGAACTAACTGGTATCCAAGCTTACATTGATGACTCAAGTAACGTTAATGTCTACGGTAGTATTAACCGAACAGATGATACATTCTGGAAAGCTGGTTACACAGCTAGTATTGGATCGTTACAGTTATCAGATATGGCAGCTGCATACATTGACTGTACTTCTGCCACCGATCAACCAACAATCATCGTAACCACTGAGACTATCTTTAATGCTCTTGAAGCATTGCAGACAGCTAACCAGCGGTACTCATCATCTATGGACGGCTATCACAAGCTGACCAAAGAAGGTGTTGCTAAGGGTTCCGATGGGCAAGTAGCCGACATGGGATTTAAGGCATTGATGTACAAAGGTGTTCCAGTTGTAGCAAGTGAATACTGTCCTGCTACTAAGATGTTCTTCATTAACGAGGAATATTTGCAGATGTATTGCATGGATCACCCAGAATTCTCAACTGATAAGATGGGATTTGCAATGAGTGATTACATAACTCCTGTCGATCAGGATGGCGTTCTATTCCGAATCTACTACTACGCTAATATGGTTGGTTCACAGCCTCGACGAAACCACCAGTTAACGGGAGTTACAGCCTGACCCACTTAACTAACGAATTGTTACTTTCCCCCTAAGCCATACGCTTTAGGGCTATGTCACCTCAAGATTACTCTGGTCTGGGTGAGGCACGGTAACTATTCATAACGATAAACAATGGCTTTAAAAAACATGAAGAACTACTTCGGGGCGGTCAATGAGAACCAAGGGGTTCTGAAGACTGACCAACTCGAATTAGTAGAACAAGCCGCTGCACCTACTACAAACTTATCTAATGGGAGAATGTATCTTAATTCTTCAGATAACAATTTGTATGTGTATGCTAACAGTACATGGGTAGACCTCACTGATACTGGTAGCTCAGGAACAGCGACGGGTGATCTCGATGGAGTTTATAGTAATGGTGGTACTGTTACTTTAGACGAAGGCCCGATCACTTTAAACGACGCTACTGCTGGCGCACTAAACTCCTTAGTGTTAACCAAGAGTGGCGCAGGTACAGGCAACATGCTTGACATGGGTGTCTCGACTACCTTTACAGGAAACGCTATCGACATTGACCTAGACGCTGGTGTCGGTGCCAAGGCTATCTACATTGATAGTGGTGGCGGAACACGAACTGCTGTTCCATTTGACATTAAACATGACGGTGACGGTAACGTCGCTGCTATGAATATAACCGCTACTAACACTGGTTCAGGATCTGTGTTTAGCGTAACTATGAATGGCGATGGTTCAGGTGGTGGCGTATTCAACGTGGATATGAACGCTGCTGTAGGAGCAGAAGCTGCCTACATTGACGCAGGTGGTGGTACTCGTACTGCTAACTTGATTGAGATTAAAAATGATGGAGACGGAAACGTAGACGCTTTGTCTATCGTTGACTCCAACACTGGATCAGGAGATGTTATTGATGTCAACATGGATGGTAATGGTAGTGGATCGTTCATGAATGTTGATATGAATGCTGCTGTCGGTGAAGAATTTATAATTCTTGACACTGGTGCTGGAGCGAGAACTGTTAATATGTTCGAGATTATAAATGCAGGTAGTGGAAACGTTGACCTATTCTCTATTGTGTCTTCTAACACTGGTACTGGTGCGATACTCGACCTAAACATGGACGGTATTGATACTGGTGAAGTGTTGAACGTAGATATGAATGCAGCTGTAGGAGCTGAGTTCTTACTGTTAGACGCAGGCAACGCTATTAGAACGGCAAACCTAATCGAAGTCACCAATGACGGTTCTGGTAATGTTGCACTCCTAAGTGTCACGGATACCAACACTGGTTCAGGTTCACTAATAGACCTTAGTATGGACGGCAATGGTGCTGGTTCAACTATATCTTGCGATATGAACACAGCCGTAGGTGAAGAGTTCCTATACATAGACGCTGGTGGTGGAACTAGAACGGTAGACTTGGTCGATGTTAAATTCGACGGTGATGGTAATGTTGGTGTCTTAGGTGTCACTTGCACTAACACTGGTTCAGGAGCCTTAATCGACCTTGATATAAGTGGTATCCATACAGGAAATGCTATTGATGTTACTTACTCTGCAGCAGCCTCTACGGGTGATGCGGTTGCCTTAACAATGGCGAACAATGTAAGTGGTTCAGCCCTGGCAATCTCTGGCGCTGGTGCTAGAACAGATGACCTCATCAAGATTGATGACTCATCTACTGGAGCTGGTGCTAGAAGTATCTTTGACATCAATGTCACTGGTACTGGTACATTCCCTGTACTAGACATTAGCCTTGCTAATGCTTCTGTAAACGCTACAGCGATTAAGCTAACAGAAGGAACTGGAACAGCTACTGTACCTCTGATCGACATTAACTCGGCAGGTACAGGTGCTCAGGCCACGATTGATATCGACTACACTGGTATCTTTACTGGTAACTGCTTAGACATTACCTACTCGACAGCTGCTGCTACGGGTAATGCTATCGACATTAACATGGGTAACACGAGTTCAAATGTAGCTGGTATGGGTTTGACCATCACCTCTGCTGGAACTGGTGTAGCCAATGAAGGTAGCGCTATCAACGTAGACCATGCTGGTAACTTAGCTGCTAATGCTGACTGTGTAAGGCTTGACCACACAGGAACACTTAGCTCAACCTCTAACGTTTTGATGGTTGAAGCTACTGGAGCTAGTACGGCTGGTGCTTACGCTGTAAACATTAACGCTACAGGTAACAACACCGAAGGCTTGAAGGTTGATGCTGGTAAGGTTGTGTTAGATGAGACGTTAGAAGTAGGTGGAGCAGCAACCATAACTGGAGCTCTTACCCAAACTGGGATTGCTACCCTCTCAACAGGTCTAACTCAGACCGCTGTTGCAAAGGTTCCATCTGTCGATGGATCTGGAGACGGAACGATAGCCGCTGGAACGTCGATGATACAACCAACTTCTGCTGGTGCTAATAACTGGTTCACATTGCCAGTGCCAGTAGCTGGACACATAATCAATATCCTTCCTGATGTTGGTGCTACGGGGTATGAGATTAGGGCACAAGACCCTGCTAACCAGTACATCAATAATGTTACTGGAGCTAATGTTGAATTGGCTGTAGGAACAACGGACGCAATTAGATTGACTTGTGTTGTTGGTGGAGCAACTGGTAGATGGATAGCTGAGAAGCTTAGCACCGTAGGTGCATCAACATCTGCTGGAACACCAGGAGCTTAGATCTATAAATTAATCATAGAAAGGAACTAACCATGGACAAAAAGAAACTTATCGCAATGAAGGACGAAGTCGAGAACAAGTTTGAGGAAGTTGCCAAAAAAAGAGGAGAGGTAGTGGAACAACTCAAAACTGTTCAAGACAACATCCGACAAATCGATGACGAACTCAAACGTCTACAAGGTGAGTATCGCTCTATCGAGAAAATCGCCAAAGACGCTGGCGTAGAGCTTGGTAAGCCTAAAGAGATCAAGGCTGACAAGCCCAAACCTAAAAAGAAGAAATAGTCTTCTCACTCAGCTCCTACTGGGGGCTGAGATGAGTAGATTAGGTCGGCCTACTCAATCTCAATAGTCTTAAATGACGAAGGGTCACTTGAGTAACTAATAAACTAACAAACAATTATGTCGATGAATCATTTATGGGAAACTAAGCTAACAGCCAACGATAGCACGGCTCAGGAACAGCTTGGTATTCTACGAACGGAATTGGATAGCAGCACCAATAGGTTTAAAACCTACAAGTATGTCGTTGCTGCTGCTGATACTACTGTCGCTGACGGTACTGCTCTATGTTATACAGACTTGTATGGCACTACAGCTAGCCTAGATATTAGTGATGGTGCTATCAACCAGGTATGTGGTGTAGGTGTTGGTGTTATCACTGCTTCCTACTATGGTTGGGTACAAACTTGGGGTTATCACGATGCTGTCTTAACTGACGGTGGCGATGACATTGCTGATGGAGACTCGGTGATCCTTCACGCTTCAAGCAATGGTGTATGTAATAGCACTGCTAGCGGAACTGCTGCTGTATCTTTACCAATAGGTATTGCAGTAGACGCTGACATTGATGGTAGTAACACTGTTGAAGTTTTTATCCGAATTGAAAAGTAATTCCAACTAGGCTTCCCGATCTTCGGGGGGCTTATGATGTAATTAACTAATACAAAAGTATGGCACTACCAACAGATCGAAATGATCGTGAAATGCAGAAGTTCGTAGAGAACTCCGCTAGTGAGGTGGCAGTAAGGGTCGTAGCTACTGACGCGGCAGGAGCTGACATAACAGTTGCTGATGACGCAGCTTTCACACCGACAACAAGTGTAGTAACTCCCGTAGGATTCTTTGCTGACGAAACAGCGACTGACAGTGTTAATGAAGGTGATACTGGTGCAGCCCGTATGACCCTTAACAGAAGGCAGATAACGGCAGATCAATTCTTAGATGACGGAGCATTCACTATTACAACTGACTATGTGGGTGTAATAGGAGGTTATGCAGATGAAACTACAACAGACAGTGTTAGCGAGGGAGACGTTGGGGCATTAAGAATGACCCTAGACAGACGGCTGATAACAGCTTCAAATATATTAGATGATGCAGCTTTAGGAGTAGGGACTTCGTATGTCACTACGATAGCTGGATTCGCAGATGAGACTGCGCCTGATTCAGTGGGAGAGGGAGACGTTGGCGCAGTACGAATGACGCTTGATCGTAAGCTTCACACTTCTAGTAGTCATATAGACGATGGTGCTTACACCATTACAACAGATTATTGTAACGTAATTGGTGCTTATGCTGACGAAACAACGCCTGACTCCGTAAGCGAGGCTGATGCAGGGGCGTTAAGGATGACACTGGATAGAAAGCTTCATACCTCAGCCAATCACCTAGACGACGCTGCTGTAGGTATCGGAACGGATTATGCTTCAGTCATTGGTGCGTTAGTAGACGACACCGCACCTGACTCAGTAGATGAGGGTGACGCAGGGTTCGTAAGGATGAGCGCTGACAGATTACTATACGTACAGGGCGCATTGGCTCACAGTGCAGTTGATGCAGGCAATCCACTAAAGATTGGTGGTATAGCTCGTAGTACACAAAGCACCGCTGTAACTGCCTTAGACAGAACAGACGCAATCTTTAATCTCAATGGTGAAGCAGTAGCAGCAGGGCACACCTGGGCTACAAACTCTAACCGAGGTGAAGAGATTGACCCTGTATCAAGCCACCACACAGAAGAAACTCTGGCTGATGTGACTGATGAGACTTCAGCCCCAACTACGAACTACTACTACATGGATATGGATGGCTACCGATACTTCAGTATCCAGTGTGAAACCTCAGACGCTACTCCTACAGATGTATTAGTCGTAACTGTAGAGGCTACCAATCAGGATGACGGGACGGCTCAAGCTAGTTGTACTTATCAGGATGTAACCCAGACTCAGTTCGGGGTTGCCAACTGGACAGACACAGACTTCTACGCGATAAATAGCACGGTATTGCCATGTAAGTATGTGCGAGTAAAGACTGTAACGACTGGAGCGGGCGATGACGCTGATTACACAATATTCGCTAAACGGTTGTATTGATGTATCTGTTACATCTGGTATACTTGAGGTAGTTAGAAATTAATTGAAAAATTATGACTACCAAGAAATGTACCAAGTGTAGCAAAGCCAAGCCAATGTCTGAGTTCTACGAGAATAAGAAAAGGAAGCAACTATGCACTGAATGTAAGAGATGTCACAGAATAAGAACTGAAAAGTGGAGGATGAGGAACATGAAGAAATGTCGTGAATATTCAAGAGGATTTAGACAAAAACTACAGGCAAATAACCCAGAGGAATGGAGAAGAAGAATTAGAAACAGTAACCTGAAAGCCCACTTCAATATGAGAGTGAAGGATTATGATAAAATGTTAGAGAAACAAAACGGGGTCTGCGCCATATGTGGCAAACAAGAAACAATGACAAGGAATAGAAGATTGAAAAATCTGGCTGTAGACCACGATCATGAGACAGGAGAGGTGAGAGCATTACTATGTGGGCATTGTAATGCAGGGCTAGGAAGTTTCTATGAGAATGTAGAAGTAATGGAGAAGGCGATAAAATATCTAAAAGAATAACTAAAACTTATGACAGTACATACGAGTTCACAAGCCGCAGTAACCGAAGGGTTGAACACAGCCCATCCAAGTACTGTAACAGACGATAGTGCCTACTGGCATTTAGAGGAAACCACTGGTAACCGAGTCTCGAAGGCAAGCACATTGAGTGCAAGCAATACAACTGCCAGTAATAACTTATTCCAGCTGACAGGAACTGTGGAGATTACTAGGTTGTTTGCAGAGGTAACAACTGTAACTACATTAGTTAATTGCACAGCTTTATCATTCGACCTGTATGACAGTACTGCTGCTGTACCTGTTACAGATGCAGCTCCTGGTGCTACACTAAGCGGATTAGCAGTCGGTACATTTATGGTGAAAGATGCTGCAGCGGCCACAGTTCTCGCAGTAGCAGACAACGCTGCTGGTATAGTCACAGAGGGGTCAACGAATAAGGTCTTTGACCAGTTCTTCATAACTCAGAAGACAGGTGCCAATACTTATATGAGACTTACTTACACAACAACAGATGCACCTATTAACGCGGTCATCACAGTTTATGCTGATTACATCGCAATGGGTAGCGGAACTTTAGTCGCAGTATAACAATTAACTAAAAACATGAGTTACAAAGAAACAGCCCCTACCCTAGACGGTATAGGGGTAACACAGACAGACGTTGACGCTGTTGAATTGAAAGAAACTCCAGCGGCAAACACACCAGAGCTTTCCAAAGACAAAGTTCTCGAGTGTCTAGCAGACTTTGCTGACATTGAGAAAGCCAACGGGTATCTAGCCATAGCACACAAGCGCGGTATGACTATGAGCCAAGTGAAGAAACTACACAAAGAATTTCTAGCTTCAAGAACTGTTGTAGAAGAATAATATAATAATGTGTCTCTACTAATACCTAACACAACTCCAGCGGAGCGTAATTCTGGTTGTATATTCTCAGAGAATTTTGAGGATAAACAGAAAGTCGTTGAGAACGGTGGAGCGGTAACGTCCAAACCTGCATTTAAGAATGGGATGACTACTGATGGTACTGATGACGTAGTGGGTTATCCCTTAGTTAAGAACGTTCAGGGTGTTTCATTTTGGGTCACATTGACCTCAACCACAGAGCAGATCATGGAGTTCAGCGCGACACCGCACAAGATAGAGGCCAACACTGGGACTCTAAGCGCGTCTGGATTTGATACACCCGCCATATATGTTAATGGGGAAAGCACCAGTACCATAGGAACAGGCAGGAGTTATGTAGTAATCACAACAGCTACAGCCTTTGACGCGGATGCTTTTATAGTAGGCGAGACTGATGGTGGGTTTGGTCAGTTCAAGATAGAAAACTTGAAGCTATGGAATACTGATGGAGTAGATGAAGCAGCACCAGTAACTAATTCTACATATAATTATGAACAATTTGCTTTGGTAAATGCTCCATTTACAATGGCTACACACGATCCGGCTGGCGTATCAGTGTATAATCTTTACACTGGCGGTGTTGATTTTACTATGGGTGATGGCAGTACTGCTTCAACTTATCCAACTAAACTTACTACAAGAGGATACAGTTTTGACGGAGGAGATTATTTAGATGGAACAGTTGCAACTTATTTAGATGGAGCTAATGGAGCTACTATAGTCATGTTAGCTAAACAGACTGGGACTCCCGGAGCTGATGAAGTATTAGCAGAACAGACTGCGTTCAAGATATGGACTGAAAGCACAGACAGTAACAATGTTCATATCTCATTTCAGGATTCTAACACTGGCGTGTTGTCTGTTACAGATGGGGGGGTAGGAATAAATGATGGGAAATTCCATATGATTATTGCCAGATATACTAGAAATGATGAAGCTACTTTAAATATAGATGGTCAGGATATCGGGACACCTGATGTTACTTCGGATTATCCATTGATAGCTGCTGCTGATTCTTTGATTGTTGGAGCTTCTATGGTTCCTGATTTATATTTTAATGGTGAAATGAAACTTTTTCAGATTTATCCTGCCGTTGCATCAAGTCTCCAGATACAGGATTTATATATCAGGCAGTTTAAGCAATTAAACGATATTTAATGAGCGCGATAATACAAGATAAATTAACACACTACTGGGATTTCAGATCAGGAACTATTGATGATTTTGTAGGATCAGCAGATGGTACGTTTGGTAGTACACCAGTATTCAGTCGTGGTGGGTTAAAGTTTGACGGAGTCGATGATTATGTAAACTTAGGCAGTACCTTTGCTGCAGATTTTTCGTCTGCCTTACCGTTTACTATTTCAATTTACTTTAAGGTATGTGAAACCCTTACCAATACAATATTCGGACGTTACGATCCAACTGGGACTAGGTATTTACAGATGTATTTGGCTGCTGGGAAGGCAACAGCAAGATGTGGGCAGGGTGGTGGTGGTGATTTGCCAACCATTGATTCTACAGGGACTTACGCGAAGGGAGCCATGGTACACATGACCTACACCTATGATGGTTCAGCTAACACAAGATTGTATGTAGATGGTGTGAGTGTTGATTCTAGTGCGGTTGCCCCAAGTGACTTTTATACAACCTTTGATACATATGTAGGAGGACTAAATAATAATGGATCATTATCAAATCCTATTGATGTTGGTATTTTGGCCATTGGTTTTTCTGATGAAGAATTAGATTCAACTGAAATCTCTCAGTTATTTGGAGAGATGGCAGACACGGTTTTTCCTACAAGAGCGCATAGTACATCGCAAGTTTTTTCAGTTCCTAACTTAAATGAATCAGGTTTAGTGGGGGCTTGGAACATGAAACCTAGTGCTGGTAGCATAGTAGATTTATCTACCAGCGGTAAAGATGGTACTCTGCTTGGAGCACCTAACCATGTGAATACCATACTCGGTGATTTTCTTAAGTTTGATGGCACGGATGATGTCGTAGATATAGGCGACACAACTCAGACTGTAAGCACGGTGGCCTTCTGGATTAATCCCTCGACTACCTCAGAGGACATAATGGATCTCGATGGTGGTACTCATACGATAGAAGTAGGTACTGGGACTATCACGGCTACAGGATTTGATACCCCAACCATTTATGTGGACGGAGCTGTATCAAGTACCCTAATCGCTAATGTATTCCAGAGAGTAGTTATAACCACAGCAACAGGAATAGTAGTGAATAATTTTGATATAGGTAAGGAGACTACATATTTTGATGGGCTGATAGGTGATCCAGAGATATACAGTGATGCAAAAGATATTGATTGGGTAAGAACAGATTATAAAAAGGGAGCCAGTGCAGTCCAGTATAAGAGTTCATGGGGTACGAGTGTAAGTACAGCCAATGTGACTGGTGGTATTTTGGGAGATAGCGAATGGAAAGTGGGTTCAGGTACATGGCAAATAGACACAGCTACTATCAATGGACAAAAATGCAAGGTGTTTAATTGTGTAGTCGCTGGTATATTGTACCTCCCTATAGGGGACATTGTTAATCCAACAGAGGTGGCTTATGGAACATGGGACTTTTGGGTGAATCATGCGAATGCTTCGACTACTGATATTGGGTTTGCCACGGGTGCGGCCAGTATCGCCAGTGGGTACGGTGTAACGGTAGCTAGTGATGAGAGCGTTAAGATAGTTGAGTATGCAGTGGGTGACGTCACCGCAACAGGTGGTACTTTGGTAGCAGCAACGTGGACTAATGTGAGAGTGACCAGAGATTTCACTGGTGCGTTTGTTCTCTCTATAGACGGTACCGCAGCAGACACAGGGACAGACACCACCACAACAACAGCTACTCATGTTGCCCTAGACTTTGACGCTGGGGATAAGCTGGCAATATCAGACCTTAAAGGCAATCATTCATTCAATAAGTATCTAGGAATAATTTAATAAGTAAATTAAATAAATGTCAGACCTACACACAGACATCGTGAAGGTGAGAGCAGAGTCCAAACTAAGAGCTGAAGCCTATGAGAAACAAGAAGGTTACAAGAACGACGATATCGACGAGGTAGTCAACCCTACCAAGGAGGACATCTCAGTGATGTTTAATGGCGAGACACGAGTGATCGAAGCAGGTACAGAAGTACACCTACAGAAAGGTTTGATCTGTCACTTCCTAAAGCACACCACAGGGTTAGTGCTGAAGAAAGAGAAGAAAGAAGAAGAAGAGAAAGCAGTCATAGTAGAAAAGGCTGTTAAGCCAAAGAAGGTCGCTCCTAAAAAGAAGGCCAAGTAAAAGTGTGGCGTGTTTATCACGCCTCTTTTACAGAGTGCATACTGTGCATTCTGTAGAGGATAACTAAACATATGACCCTAACCACAATTCTAACAAACATTCGAAGTCTATGTGACGAGGAAAGTACCACCGATCCTACGGACACTGCTTTAACGGCCTTTGTTAATAAGCGTTATCACGACTTAGTAGATCGGATAATGAATATCAATGAGGATTTCTTTGTCGAGACTGATCAAACACTTGATACTGTAGATGGTACGGAGCTTTATGATCTACCAAGTGATTTTAAGAAGGTGAAGCGGGTAGAGATTTCTTATGACGGGACTACCTACGACGAAGCGTTTGAGATAGACCTCAACGACAAGTACACCACTGAAAGTGATACGGATTCCTCGTATTCACAACATAACCCACGCTGGTATTTTCTGGGCGACCAGATAGGCTTTGATCCAATACCAGACTATGACGGTACTAACAATATTAAGTTGTGGTACATACAAAGACCTACTGATCTAGAAGGTACAGCTACCCCTGTAATCCCTGCTGAGTACCACAGTCTTATTGTGGACGGAGCGTGTGCTGATCTAAAGAAACGTGACGACAACTGGGCTATGGCCAACAACTTTGAGAAAGACTACGAATCAGGTATTAAGGAAATGGAACAATCACTACGTCGTAGACAAGTACAAAGCCCGCGCAAGATTAAGAACGCAGGCGATCGTCCTTATCGCAACAATGAAAATTATTTATCACCAAGTTCACTAAGCTAATGGCAGAAGTAAAATACCAAACTGGAGACCCGACACAAAGAGCTCCGTTCTTCGACTTTGGTGGTGGGCTGAACACGACTGATCCTCCCCATTTGATTAAAGATAACCAACTAACTAGGGCTGATGATGTAATAATAGAGGGTTCTACTTTAAAAAAACGACTGGGAACACAACAGATAGGTGCTACTTTATCAGCCAAGGTATCGGGTCTATATGGTTATAAACAATACGACGGTGATATAAAACTGATGGCTTCGGCTAGTACGGGTGTGTATTACGACAGTGCTGGGACGTGGACTATTATATATGGTACAACAACAGCTGCTCACAACGTGGAGATGCAGACATATTTAGACAAAGTATTTGTTGCTAATGGTATAGATTTATTACAGAGCTGGGATGGGGACGCAGTTGTTTCGGGGACTTCTGTAGCTCCAGATCATACGGCTGAAAACTTTACTGCCGTGGCTCACGGTTTATTAGATGACGACAGGATAAGGTTTGCAGGCACTCTTGTACCAACTGGGTTATCATTCTCTACTACCTACTATGTTATTAATAAGGCAGCTGATACATTTCAAGTAGCTTTAACTTCAGGTGGTGCAGCGGTTACTTTTACTGCTAACGGTACAGCGGTGACTGTTACTGAATATATGCACGAGTATTCTGGGTTGCCAGTTGCCAGTGCTGCGGCTACCGATCAACCACATTACTTGGAAAGTTTTAAGGAACGCCTAATAATGGCCAACACTGACAGTTATCCTTATCGGGTCTACTACACGGCAGCAGGAGCGTCCACTATTTCGACTACTGATTATTTTGATGTAGACTCCCCCATAACTGGCTTAAAAGTCTATAAGAATTATTTATATATATTCACATCTGATGAGATGTATCGTGTTGATGGATTTGTATTTAATGGTGCTGGTTCGGAGGCACAAAGAGTTAATAGATTAAGTCTTGGTGTAGGGACAATATCACACCGCTCTATCGAGGTCGTTAATAACATTATGTATTTTCTTGATAGTAATGATATTTATGCCTTTGATGGTAGCGCGGCTTATCCCATAGCTAGTCCTATTATCCAAGAGACCTTTGACAATCTATCTAAGCCAGAATTAGCTAATGCCTGTTCCGGACGACAAGGTGATAAATATATTCTTACTGTACCTAATGAAGTTATTACAACCACAACTGGTACAGTTTGGGCTACGTTTGTCTGGGGGGTTGATAGTTGGGGATATAATGAAGATACTGAATTTAAGTCTTACGATACCCTAGTTTTTGATACTAATGCTAAATCGTGGGTTAAGTATCAGAATTATAATGCCAATGTTTATGCTAATGTCGAAGACGATAACCAAGATGAACAATTATATTATGGTGACGGTGCGTTTGTTTGGTTGACTAATACTGGTTATGCGACCGTTGAAAAGAATCTGGTTGTTAATCATTCCTTTGAAACTGGGACGGCAGGTAATACTCCAACAAGCTGGACAGAAACAGTGGACGCAGGGACAGCTAGTGCAACTAAGGAAACAAGTAACCGCTCTCTAGGATCATTTGCCTTAACTGTTAGTAAGAGTACGGGGTGTAGCTCGGTGTTGGCTTATCAAAACATAACAGCCACGGCCGCCAGTAAGTACCAGTTATCCGGATTTATCAAGACTTCTCACATAGGAGACGCAGACGAAATAGAGATCCAAGTTATTAATGCCTCAACTGCCGCAGATTACGGGACAATCTCAGTTGGCGATAAAGACAATCGTGGTGGACGATATTGGTATAGAGAAGTGACTGTACCCACGGCGGTTACAGCTATTAGAATACAATGTGTTGATACTTCGTCAGGTGATTCTATAGCTTACTTTGATGATGTCAGGCTATGTAAGTATGAGGACGTAGTTGGTACTAATGACGGACTGATAAGTATGGACGTAAGGACTAAGGCTTTTACCTTTAATGCTCCTAGTCGGAAGAAGATAATCAAGGAGTTGTTTATATTAGCCAAGTCTAGTTCACAATATAATCTTGATGAGACTACTTATCCTTTAACCTATGGCTATGCTGACGGTCTTTATAACGATTTCACTACGGGAACAATTACTATGGACGAGGAAGAAGATCATGTTGAGAAGTATATCAAGACTAGATCAAAGTCTAAGTTTCAAAGATACCAGTTTACAAATACAGAACCGCTCAACCCGATAGATATCTTTGGCATAGAGATAGAATTTATACCAGTTAAATCTTTTAGATAATTAACAAAAATATATGGGAGTACCAAATGTAGTAGCGGATGGCAACACGTCAGACGCTGACAACGACATTAATGAGAACATGGACGCAATTACTGACGGATCAGCTTTTACGGCTATCAGTAACAATATTGTCTTTGACAACACTAAGGGGATAAATATTGATGACTCGGCTGGGACACCGAGACAGGTGCTATCTATGGACACGAGTGATTGTTTCGAATTAGGTAGAATGAGAAGACAAGGTGGTAGTGCCACAGCTTGGGCAACAACAGGGACAACAAATTACACTACGGGTGATTTTACTATCCAATGTGGAGCGGTAAGTAATGGGGGGAGTGCTGCAACAACAATTACTTTCCCAACAGCTTTTTCTTATACTCCGATTGTTACTGCTAATCCTTCAGGTGCAATTACTGGTAACCCATTAACTATAACAGCAGTATCTACCACACAAGTTACGCTTAATAATAATGATGCTACCGCTATTAATATTCACTGGATAGCAATGGGAAGTATTTAATTTTACTGATGACAGACGAACTCCTAAAAACTGAAGATAAACACCAAGACCTAACTGATGCAGGCCAGTATACCCACGCTGAGCTAGATGATTATATGGAGCGTCTAGTAGCTAAGGGAACGAGGACAGTACAGATAGCCGAAACAACAGTGTTAACTCTAACAAATCAAAGTGATGTTTCCGCAACAGAATTAGACTTATCTAGTTATGTAACGCCCAGAACATTTATAGTCCATCTTAGGTTAAGTATGCAGGATAGTGGATCAGCAGCTGGACAGACTTATATAGCAGTTAGGAAAAATGGTGCAGCAGCTCCCAGTGATTTAGTTTGTGAAGGCCATCAAGTTAACGATATAATAGGATATGAATCTGGTCCTGTTAGATGTGACTCTGATCAGAAAGTCCAGTATGCTATAGATGCTTCAGGGGCAGGGACAGCGAATGTAACAATAGTCCTATTCGGCTACGAAGAAGGAATCTGGAACTACCAACAAGAGGAATAATATAAATATATGGCACAATCAGGTGGGAGTATAAACTCCTTATTCAAAAAGTACTACGGACGTGACGCTACGGCTGACGAACGAAGTTATTGGGCTGGCAAAGATGCCCCCCAGCTTCGTGATGCCCTAATGAAGACAGACACAGGTGGAAAGAGACAGCAGATTAATAATCTTTTCCAGAGGTATTATGGTAGAGACGCGACTAAAGAAGAATCAGACAACTACGCTAAGGGTAAAGATCTAGATATACTGGAACAGAAACTAGCTGAATCTCCTAGAGCCGAAACTTATACAGGTGAGAAGGAAGCTACCAAAGCTAAAGAGGACTACGAAGCTGAACAAGCTAAACGTAAAGAATATTACGAGAAAGAGTTTGAACCAGCATGGCAGAAGGAATACGAAGAGAGCGAAGCTGAATACAAACGCTCTGTTGAGGCTTGGCAAGACAATCGTAATAAACTAAACGATCAATATAAGGATGCCGTAGAACGTGGAGACACGGACAAAGCCCAGTATATTAAAAGGTTATACGATGATTACAAGCAGAATGTATCTCGGATGGCCGATGATCGCCAAGTATATATAACTGATCTAGAAAAGAAGACAGGACAGAATCTAGGAGCAGCCGATGTTTCCTACGCTGAACGTGGTTTATTCAGATCAGGTTCTAGAGAACAAAAGAAGGGGTATATCCAAGAGGAAGCTGAAGGTACTAAGGGTAAATATGAGACAGCCTATGGACGACAGACAGAAGATGTAACTCAGCAAAAGGAACGTGGAGAGAAGGACTATATGACAGCCTACGAGAGACAGAAAGCTGACATGGCTAGTGATTATGGTTATGCAACCAAGGCTTCTGAGAGATCTAAGGCTGGTGGTGAAGCTGGTTGGGAAGCATATCAAAGAGACTGGGAGAAAAGAAAACAAGCACATGAGGCTGGCTATTATGATACTGGTAAGTACGAAGGTCTGATCGGAACAGGCTATCAAGGATGGAAACCTCCTAGTAATCCTGTCTATGGAGCGATCAGTAAATCTGAATCTGCACAAAGAAAAAAAGCATAATTAATATAAAAGAAAGGATACTTTTATGGCATACGAACGAGACATAAAGAAAGAACAAAAGTCCCTCCAGGAGTTACTGGCTACTGGCGGGTTTAAGGAGGAAGATATTAAGACACCAGGGATGGAGGAGAATATCAGACGCAAAACCTACGGAACTTCACGCCCAACCTTCCGTAAAGACTACGGTATTGATGAGATGGAGAAGAAAATTGATGAAGCTACTGGTAAATACGAGCAAAGAAGAGCTGGAGCTGGTAAGTATGCTGGTCAGTATGAGAAGAATCTAAGATCAGCCATACCAGAGTTAGCTGGTCAGCGTGGAGAAATGGAAGCAAAGTATGGTACTGAAGGCTCAGATACTTATATTAGAGATCCCTTTGCCCGCGAAGAAGCTATCCAAGGAGCCCAGACTAGCTCACGCATGACCCTAGGGGAAATGCTTAACAGGGCTATGGGAGTTTATCAGTCCCGTACCGCTGAACAAGAGGCCGCTTTGGGTGGACTAGGACGTAAATATGAACGAGCTATGGGTGAGTACACTGGTGATGTAGAAGAAGCTCAGGGTCTTGACGCACAGGAAGCTCAACAAGGAGCAGTACGAAGACAAGTCGCCCAGCAGGAGTTTGAGAACCAGATGGCCATGAAGCAGTACGAGCTAGCCTTGATGTCAGCACAGAAAAGTGGTGGTAGAGGCGGTGGCGGCGGTGGAGGCAAGAAAGGTGGAGGCAGTGACTTTGAAGATTTTGTACAAAATATGCAAGACTTTGCTGAACCAGTAACCTATAGACAGCTGTCTAGGGAAGACTTGGGCAGTAAATTACAAGTTGCTCACCCCAATATGGGTAAGGATCAGATTATGAGCTATGTGTATTCATATTTCCCAGATAATTCATTGATGCAGGAAGAGGGACAAGAACAGCCTACACAAGAAGAAGGTACGGAAACAGTTAAGGCTGACTGGCAGAGACCAGAAAGGAAAGGATATGAAGATAGATGGGGACGACAAACCTATGTAAACAGATAACATGGTAAGAATATCACGATCAAGTGGAAGCGGTGGCCGCTCTAGTGGCGGTGGTTTTCGTGGTGGCACGATAGATGACTTCTACTCAGAGGAGAACACCCCTAAGCGTATGCAGTACTGGTCTTCCAAGTATGAGGAACAAGAGCCTTATCGTGATAAGCGAACAGGGAAGATGACTGATTCGAGAGTAGCTAAGTACTACAAGATGAAGATGGAGAACGAACTACTGGGTACTAAGTACGGCCTTAAGGATGTAGCTCGTCTGGCTGGTGAGGAAGCACCAGACCCAGAGAAAGAAAAAACTTCATGGCTGAAGAAACTATCCAGTATAATCACTTCTGGTGAGACTGGTGACGTAGCCTACAAACAGATTAAAGCCCGCAAAGAAGGTGGAGACTTTTCGAATATCGAGGCTCTTAAGAGCTATGGCAGGGGAGTAGGGAAGGGAATAACTGGCAAGGCAGGGGAGAAAAAGACATACAAAGATGTATTAAAATTATTAGGTGCTGGAGAACATAAGCTATCTAGTATCTTACCTTTCGTAAAAGATAAAACACTAGCTGATGTTTTGCCTTCTTTGTACTCTGAGAGTGGCAAGGGAATCAAACTCAAAAAGGGCGGGATAGCTGACCCTGGACTTGATGTATCGGACGTAGGGGTAGCTGGTACTGCTCTTGATATAGGGCTTGATCCGTCAACTTATTTAACATTGGGGACTAGTGTCGCCCCAAAGATAGGTGGTAAGACATTATCTAAAGCAGGAACTAAGACGTTAAAGAAGGGCGTTAAGGATGTAGGTAGAAAGCAGGCAGAGATAGACTTAGCAAAGGTACTCGCAACTGGTGGCAAACAAGCTGACAAACTTGTAGATAAGGGTGGTATAAAGTATATGGGTAAGTCGATCGTACCTGGTAAGTATATAAAGAAGGCAGGGGAGAAGACAGGACTTACTAAAGCCAAGGAGGCAGTTCGTCTTAGTACACCAGTACAGGGGCTGGCTAAGGCTTTTAAGCGTGACGTGAGGGGAACAACAAAAAAGGAGGGGTTCGAGGCATTAACCGATACACTCCAGTCAGAACTCAGAGATCGTAAGGTTTACGAAGAAGCAGCTCTACTTAAAGGGGTTAAGGAGACATTAAAGCCTGGTGTATTAAAGAAAGCCATAAAGCCAGCGGAGCGAGATAATATGTATCGGGCTGTTATTACTAATACTACGAAGAATCTATCAAAGAAAGCACGACCAGCGGTAAAATCGATGGTTGATGAATTGGCTAACATGGCCAAGATAGAGGGTAAGAAAGGCTACAATATACTACCGAACGTAAGGGAAAATTATCTACCACAGATATATAAGAACCCAGCTAAAGCCAAAGTAATTTTGGATAAATTAAAGCCTACACTTAAAACTACTACCAGGCATTCCAAGGAAAGAGTCATAGATAGTGTGCTTGATATACCAGCCATAGCTATGGCAGCTCGTGGTGTTAAAGTACCTATTAATAGGAAGCAGGCCGAGGGCATTATATTTGGTGACAAAGGAAAGCTTGCTAATAATCTTACGTTTAAAGACGTTCGCAAGGGTATTAAAGAGATCGGGCTAACACCTGAAACAGATATAGCCAAGGTGTTTGTTGCTCGAAAGAAAGCATCGCTTGAAGCTATAAGGAATATAGAACTGTTGAGAACCTTAGAAAAGAAATTAGGAAGTAAGTTGAGTAAGCGTGGCGTTGAGAAGGTACAGGAATTAGCAGATAAGAACCGTGGGTTGCTTGCTAAGATAGCTGCTATGGAAGCTGGTAAAGGCATGAAGTCTCTCAAGGGACTACCACCAGAAGTACAGGGCTTGGCTATGGTGAAGAACAAATCTATCCAAGAAGCGAAAGAAAAGTATGAGAAGCAACTCAGTAAGGTCGAGCGTAAATATAATGTCAATAGACTGGCAGACGATATTATTACATATAAATCTGGAACAGCTGGCAAGGTACGAATACCACGCTTCGTTGCCGAGAAACTAGACGAGCTGGAGAAGATGGGGATCAACGATGAGGGTATCAAGAAGATATTAAATGGCTGGAATAAAATCCAAAACGTATATAAGAAATACTTAACCGCTGTATTCCCAGGCTTTCATATAAGAAATAGTATATCTAATGTGGCCTTAAACTCTTTAGATGTAGGGCTTAGTGCTTTGAATCCTATATCACACTATACCGCTAACCGTGCGCTAATAGGTGGTAAAGGGAAAGTCACTACCAAACTAGGAGAATCATATACCTATGGTCAACTGAAAGAATTAATGAAAAGACATAGTGTCACTAAGTCAGGGTTCTATGAGGGTGAGGCTAGAGATATGTTCGATGATAAATTGAGTAAGACTCTAACAGCCAAAGGATTAAAAGCTAAGGGCGGGAAGGTAATAGGAGCACCATTCAAGGGGGGTTATAAGGTTGGTAGTATGATAGAAAACGAAGCACGAGCATTAAACTTTATAACAAATCTGAAGAAGGGCTTATCTCCAGAGGACGCAGCTAAACGAACAAAGCAGTTCCTGTTTGACTACGACAACCTATCACAGTTTGAGAAGAATGTAATGCGGACAGCCATTCCTTTCTACACCTTTACCCGTAAGAATTTAGAGTTACAGTTAAAGATGCTGGTTAAGAAGCCAGGTGCTACGGCAGCACAACTTAAAGCTATAAGAGGCTTTGGTGAACCTATATCAGAAGACGAGAAGGGCATGGTTCCTGACTTTATTAGAGAACAACTTGGGGTTAAGAAGGGTGTTGACAAGTACGGACGACCGATCTATTACTCAGGTCTCGGCCTACCTATAGAGGAAACCATGCAGAAACTATCTGGCGATAGGTTAAAGAACTTCATGGGTATGCTCTCTCCCATAATTAAAGTCCCAATAGAGAAGACTACAGGTAAAGACATATTCAGAGAGAAAGACATTAAGGATATTAATAAGGCAGACGACATAGCATATCTCGTCGAGAAGCTACCAGGCGAGCAACAACGTAGAGCATCTATGTGGCTAGACCTACGTCCTAAAGAGAAGTCTGTTTATGTTAAAGGAGAAAAGGTTGGTACTAAGGTTGCTTGGACTGCTGATCCACAGAAGCTTTGGTTGTTGAGACAACTACCCACCTCCAGACTTCAGACTACACTAGGTTATGTTGGCAACGAGGAGATGAGCGACAAACAAAAGCTAATGAAAATACTAACTGGTATTAAGGGCTACGCTATAGATGAGGAAACACAGAAGTACTTTGCGGAGAAGCCAGAGACAGATGCTTTAACGGAGATGCTAAAGCGCTACGGTATAATAGGACAAGAATCAGAAGCAAGCCCACCATACATTAAAGAGAAGGGGTTAACTGAAGAAGCTATTAAAACTTATAGTAAATAAAATGACCCAACCATCAAACAACGTCTTACTAGAGAAGATCGACAACATAATCGATAGACTGGATCGCATGAACGATCACATGGTTAAGCTTAACGGTTCCGTCGCCAAGAACAGCAAGAACATATTTCTAGTTAAAAGTGTCTATGCTGTCTTGTTGCCTATTTTAATGGCAGTAGTTGGTTTCATGGCTAATGCTTTACTTAATGTAATAAGATGAGATCACCAGTAGACGAACCATATAGGTACGGTTACAAACATGGACAGTGGACATTCTATGGTACAAGACATAAGGGTGTGGATCACTCTGTACCTAAAGGTAGGAATGTGTATGCTATGTTTGATGGTAGAACAGAGGTTAAGGTAGGATTCCAGGGTGGTAAACAGATATGGCTGTATTCGCACGACAATCGCTTTAGAGCACGTTCTATGCACTTAAGTAAGATGGTAGTCTCTTTCGGTCAGGAGGTCTTAGCGGGCGATGTGATAGGTCTGAGTGGCAATACAGGAGCGTTAACCACTGGTGCTCACCTTCATCAAGATCTAATGATAGATGGTAAGTGGGTTGACCCTTTACTATATATAAATAATGATGACGACATGAACAAGAACGAAGTCATTGAACTATGCGACAAGCGCTATGCCAAGCGTGACGTACGCCTCAACCAAGACATGAAGGATGGGAGTGTGTGGGTAGTCAACCACGGCCTCAAGTATAAGCTATCCGAAAAGGACATAGCTTATCTTGGTTCGCTTCTAAAGGGAGAAGACTTGAGTGATGAGGAGCGAGTCTACCCAACGACCAAAGATATTCGTAAAGTATTAAAAATATGAGAGCATTGCTAATGTTTCTATTCATAGTAGGCGGAAGTCTGCTAGGTGCTTATGTTGCTGTCGAAGTCAAGAATAACTGGGGAGCTATCATTAAGTTCATAAAAAAACTATGGAAAAAAAAGATCCGTTAAATATGCCAGAAGGTAGTGTGCGTGCGATCTTAGCTTTACTGCTTACAGTAGGAATACTTATCTATGTCTTGGCTTACGATCAATTCCCAGGTGAACTAATCAGTGTGTTGGGTGTCGTGGTTGGATTTTACTTTGGTCAAAGATTAAATGAAAATACAAGAACTACAAACAAATCAGCTAAAAAAAGAACAGTCTGAAAGTAAACCAAAGGACTACTGGCGTGTATCAGAGATGGGGCAATGCTTACGGAAGCGGTGGCTAAGACGTAAGGGAGAGAAACGTGCTGAGTTAGATGATAAGACGCAGTGGTTGTTTGAGTGCGGCAAAGCTATCCACTCACAGATGCAGTGGATACTTAAACGTTCAGGTGATATGATAGCTTGTGAAGAAGAAGTCAAAGGGCTTGGATATGTCGGTCACTTCGATGGGCTTATTCAGGTAGAGGATAAGATTGTGTTGGTTGATTGGAAGTCCACAGGTAAGTGGAAGCTCATGCACCTTGAGAAGAACGGGGTGGCTGATGACCATACTGTCAAACAACTACTCACCTACTACCTACTACTCAAAGACGAACACGATATAGACGAGGCCAGGGTGATCTATATTGATCGTGAGGATCTAAACAAGCAGGTAGAGTTCACCTACTGGTTGACCCCTAAGTGGGAGAAGATTATAATGGACGAGATTAAAAAGTTGGACGAGTATTGGGAGAAGGGTATACTTCCTCCACCTACACCGATTTATGATTGGCAATGTGGGTATTGTAATGTAACAAGTTGTGAGAGTTGCGGGAACTAATTGGCAGGAAGATGGTCGGTTCATAGCCTATTAATCTAACCACCGACGGGTATGCAGGGCTGTAGTTAGCCCTGTTTTTAGTACCTGTTGATAAGTCTAGTAAATTGTATAGACAGGTTGTGATACATAGTGTACTATGAAGCCATGATAGAAATTAACAAAACACATGAGTGAAGTTTATCGGAAGCGGGAGGACAGAGTATCAATCGCGGTACGTAGGAGTGCAGCCAAAGCAATGAGGAAATACGCTAAGATGTTAAAAAGAAAAGGCAAGGGACAACACGTCATCGACATCGCTACGGTAGCGATCCTACAATACATAGAGAAAAATAAATAACATAAACAAATGAGAAACCTACTCGACAAAACCCCTAAAGAAAGGTTGCACAAATACCTACATGATTATGTTGATGTTCCACGGACAAAGTACAAAAAAGATATAGAGCGTATGTGTGACACACTAGGTATAAACTACAATAAACATATAGAAAATAGTCGTAAACTATTATTAAGAAAACACAAATGAAGCTACTCGACACAACACCTAGGGAGACGTGGCACAACCTCAAGATGTGCTGGCCACCCTACCAAGCCAAGGTAAAACAGAACATAGCAGATGGTTGGGATACGTTCCTAACTAACCAGAGACTCGATGACGAAGACCTCAAGTACAGACAACCGTCCTACCAGAAACCAAAGGGACAGAGCTGGGACGAGTACAGATGGCTACCATTTTAACTAAACATATGAACCAAGATACATTCGCATTCCTAATCCTACTAGCCATAGTCACAGCCATCGGTTTACTAATAGTGTTTAAATAAACAAATGAAGAAGCCAAGCAAGTGCGAAGAATGTCACGAACCCCTAAAGGGTAAGGGTGGTGCAGTCAAGATAAAGGACACAGTGATGTACTTATGTCCTGAGTGCCACCGCAGACAAAGAGCTAACCTATATATATTTAACAAACTACTATGTCCCAAAAACTAAAGGACAAAAAAGAGAGAGCCAAGAGTCTAGTCCCTCACAATATCTGTGAGAACTGTGGATCCAAGTTCATTGACAACCCCCACTCAGATAGATACTGCTACAACTGCTACAACGAAGATAGGGAAATCGTGGAGGATCATGAATGACTAAGATCAAGTTAGTGAAGCAACCAGGGGATGAGAACTATATCCTCACCCTAACTGACGAGGCATCAGAGCAAGACATAGCCATTACCTGGAAGGAACTACTAGAACTCAAGAAGATAATTAATAAACTAAATAAGAAATATGGAAAAACTAATTGACGACGAGATGAAGAAGAACCTAGAAGGAATGTATCTAAAGTATGACGACAACGGAAAGATAGAGAACAAGAAAGTTGTCGGCATAGCTTATGTAGAGACTGCTCAGTACGGCGATGCTAACGGCAAGAGATATGAGATTAAATTTGAAGGTGATACTGAGGAAGGCAAGATTTTAACCACCACCTCTAAGAGATTGATGTGGGCTATCTATGACAAGAAGGTAGTAAAGGGCGACACTATCACCATCACTCGTACCGGAACAGGATTTGAGACACAGTATGCAGTAGAGGTAGCAGGTGGAGAGAAAGAGATAGTCAAGCCTGAGAAGCCAGGAGACGAACAGAAAGCCCCCTCTAAGGAGAGTAACGCTGGATCAGGGGATAAGGTGAGTATTGAGGATATACCATTCTAGCATTCCACAAGGATAACTAATAAACTAAACAAACAAATGAAAATGACTAAAGAAGAGAAGATCATCCACATCTTTGACAACGGACTACTCAAGACAACCAAGGAGTTATCAGAGGAACTAGGAGTAAAGCCTGCTACCATTGGTAGTTGGTTTCACAGACTACGACAATGTGGTGTATCAGTACGAGTTAAGTCAGGCAAGACAAGGATTGACTGGGACGGTTTAACATCAAAGCTAAAAGCTAGAAAGCAGAAGTAAATAAACACATGAGAGAAATAAAGTTTAGGTGTTGGAACGGCAAGAAGATGACCTACTTAGATATAGAATCTGTAGGGGATTATTGTTCCGAGTATGATAGTAACCCAGAGATAATGATGTGGACTGGGTTGCTGGATAAAGCGGGCAACGAGATATATGAGGGCGACGTGTTCAAAACAGTTTACAGTGCTGGGCATTCTATACACGAGGTTTGTTTCGGATCGTATGACAACGAGGAAGAGTGGGAAGAAAATGTTTCTGGTAATGGTTGGTACATAAAAGAACATTTGCATTGGCCAGGATATGAATTACATATAAAAGATATCTTCGGTGTCGGTGAGATGGAGATCATAGGCAACATATGGGAGAACGCTAACCTAGTTAAAAACAAATAATAAAACAAAATGAAGTACTTAGATCAAATCAATCGAAGTGCTGACCAAGAACGTAAGACCAAAGTAGATCTTAACAAAGTTAAATCACAAGGTAAGTTAATGGGGATACTGTTATTAGTATTCATGGGATTCCTATTCATTATGATGGGTGCTGAGTTAGACAAGAAGGTCATAGCCTCAACACCTGTAGAGAAGATAGTTGCTGACACAGAGGAACCACCAAGCCAAAGCAAGCCAAAGCAAGCCGAACCAGATGTGGCTAGTATGAGTGTCGAAGAACAGATACGTCACCACGCTGCCGAAGAGAACTTCCAGTGGCCAGACTACCTAGTACGGTTGGCTAAGTGTGAGTCTAAGCTTGACCCCAAGGTAGTAAACACTAAGGGTAACTCTCCAGCCTCAAGAGACCGTGGAGTTTTCCAGATCAATGACTACTGGCAGAGACAGGTGACTGACGAGCAAGCGTTTGATGTAGAGTGGAGTACTAAGTGGACAATGAAGCGCATCAACCAAGGTGACCAACATCTATGGAGCTGTGATAAATTAATATAAACCTATGAGAAAAGTAGCGTACCACGTACCAACAAGGGCTGACTTCGAGCGACAAGTACAGCCTTGGTTGGATGAGAAGTATTGGTGGGGTGAAGAAGTTGGTGGAGTGAAATATGGTGAAGTATATCACAAAGCATGGAATAGATATAAAGAAGATACTTGTGTTTATTTAGATGATGATGGTCTAATAAAATATAACCAAATAACTTATCTTAAATCAATTAACTACAAAATCATGGAACCAAAGAAGACACTAGAGAACGCAGTAGCAGGGGACTTTATTCAAGACCACAGTGGAGACAAGAGAAAGATACTCTCAGCAGACGGAGAAGGAGAGAGTACAGTGTTTCAGCTATCCCAGTTTGCAGAGCAGGGTGACACTGATTTTTATAAGATGCACGGTACGACCCTAACTCTCTACGAGCTAAAAGAAGACGGCTACAAACCAGTAACCGACGACAAAGTAGTCCTCTCTATGGATGAGGTAGTAAAATTGTACAACATAGAAA